AAACTTCAAAGCTGCTGGAAAGTTTATACTATGTATTCCTAAAGCATCCCAATCAATAGGATATGCTACTTTACCTAAACACATATGTAGTGTACTAAACGGTTGCCCATTACTACTATGCATCCAATTTTTACCTTTAGCTATAATATATTCATTTTTAATTCGTACTTGATCGTTAAAATATACATTATCAAAATAAGCTAACTGTTTGACACACTCTTCTCTAAATCTAGATACTTCTACTTCAGGTGAGCTCCAATCATATTTTTTTACACTTTTGATGTAAATTTTAATTTGAGTACCATTTCTTTCAGTAGTTGGAGTTTGAGATACTATGTCTAATCTAGGTACAGTTTCACCTTTACGTAAAATGTATTGATACTCAACATCGTTATACCTAGTCCTAATAAAAATAGCATCGGTATACGATAATCCTGACTTAGAACCAATCCCAAATGCACCAATTGCATTATTAGTACTTTCTTTAGTTGATTTTAAGTAACTACAGAAGACATCTTTTACTCTATTTGGTGATAACCCTACTCCAAAATCTTCAGTTGCCCAGAACCATCCAGAACCATCTTTTGCTATTATTACTGATACCGCATCATTATCAAATTCTTGTACTTTTGTTTTTAATATTTGAAGTTCTTCATTAGTAGATTCTAAATAAATTGGATATTCAGTACGAATATCAATTAAGTCATTATTTTTAATAAAATCAGCTTCTGCATGAGAATCAAAAGAGTTACTAACGTATTCTCTTACAACAGCTCCAATAGAGTTTTTGTAAGGATCTTGTAATAAATCCCAAAGCTTATTCATATCTGACTCACTAATCTTTGCATTGTAGCCCTCAAACACAGTATTGCTTTCGTAATTTATTCCTTTATCTATTTCTCTTTTCATAATTTAATTCTTTTTATAAATTCAATTTTAGCTTTTTCAATACCTATTGTATTAACTAAATCAGAAAAATCTGTAACATTTTCTAATTCAGGCATGTAAAAATGAGGAACATTGTACTCTTTTGTAAATTCTTCAGATAATCTCCTACCTGCTTTATCATTATCAAATAAGCACATTACTTTATTAAATCTACTTTTATACTCGTCCATTACTGAATGTTTCATCATCACAGATTCTGATTGTAAACCGACACTACAAGTTTTGGTTACATCCCAAAGACTCATTACATCTTTTATAGATTTAGTTATTATTAAACACTCTCCAGTCTTAGGTAATTGAGTGTATCCTTGATGTATAGTATAATTAGCGTTATTGATCCATTTATGATTTTTACTATAAGGTTGGTAAATCTTATGAGTTACTTCATTATCTTTATATTCAGCATATGAATATGCTAATGGATCAGCTTTATACGCATTTTCATTAAAAAATACATAATCAACTGGTGATACATTATATCGTAATAAAGTGGGTTTTACGACACCTGACTTAAACCAATATTTTTTATCTCGTAATTTCCAGCGTCGACTTTTAATACCTAATTTAATAGATGGTCTTTGGATTACTTTTTTGGTATCGACTATTTGCTTTTTTTCAGCAGTCATTTCAAAATTACCTAATCCAAAATCACATGCTATTTTAAACAACGCCTCGTAATGACTTAAGTTAAATAACTTGCGTACAAATACAAAACAATCTCCACTTTCTTTAGTAGTAAAATCATAAAACATTAATGCACCACTTCCGCTTCTATGGTAATAAATTGCGAATGATGGAATTTTATCAACCCTAAGAGGGCTATTAATAGTAACTCCACTAACAATATCTTCTTCTATATAATAAGTGTAAATTTGTTCTTGAGTAATATGTTTTAAAATATCCTCAATAGTAAGATGTTCGTTGAAAACAATAGAATTTAAATTTATTTGTTCATTCATATTATTTTAGATAAAAAAAGAGGGGTATTTCTACCCCTCTTTCTAATTAGACTAATTCTTAATCCCAATCGTCATCATCAGCTGTTGTACTAGCTGCAGCAGGTTTCCCAACTGTATCTGCTTGTAAACGCTCCATGCAGTCAATATCACCGACTACTAAACGAGTAGATTCAATTCCAACAGTCATTTTTTCCATAAATGGAACCCATGAACGAGGTTGAATAAACCCTTTAGGTGAAATTTTAGCTCCATAATTAGCAAATATTCTAAATTTGCCAGAACTAGGTAATCCTTCACGAAGAAGTTTCATAGTAACATCAAGCATTTCTTTAGCATCTTTGAAATTAGGAATTTGATAATCTGCACCATACATTGCATGCAAAAGGTGTTTAAATACTTTACCTTTTTTAGTTATTTGCTGATCTACAGTATCATATGCTGTATCTTCAGTAATATACCAGAATGCGGTATTACATGAAGCACCTGCATCATCAGTAAACACTAACTTGTACTCAGGCGCACCATCTTTGTCATCAGCTTTACGTTTTATAATACTCATTGTAACATTTTCAGCAATACCTGCTACACCTCCATTAAAAATCGGACCACTGTCTTTAACATTGTACGATTCATCATTTAAATTAATTGACATACTTATTATTTGTTTTATTATTTATTAAAAATTAATCCCATTCTTCAACTTCAGTAGTCTCTTCAACTACTTCTTCTTTAACTACAAATTCAGTTTCATTAACCACTTCTTCAGTATCTGGCGCAGGCATTGTAGGAATGTCTTCTTCAACTGATTCAGAAGCACTATCTGAACTAATATGAGAAACTGTCACATATGATTCTCCCTCTACTTCTGTAAGGTGAAGATAGTTTTCTTCTGTAGTAGTAAGGTTGCTTCTCTTAGCAATATATTCGTAAATGCGTTTATTACTAAAAGTACATTGTTTAGTCATTGAAAAAGTATTATCTCCTTCTTCCGTTAAAGATTGAACGTAGATATTATCTCCACCAAAACCGATTTTAATATGGCTTTCTCCACCAACAAGACCTAATAAAGTTTGTGCAGCTTTATTAAAACTAAATTTACGACCAGCTCCTTTATCTACAAGTGCTGACATTGTTACTACTGGAGTGTCAAATTTCTCCATTTTCTTTGCTGTTCTTTGTTTTGGGATTCCCCAAGTTACATCATTCATGTATTTATTATTTATTTGTTATTAATTAAAAATATGCGTTAACTGCTTCGTTAACAATTACTAAATCATTAGGAATCTCTTCCTTTTCAAACATCCCCATTGGGGTTTTACAAGTATCTGATCCTGAATTTTTAGTTCTGAAAATATGTTCATTTTCTTGCCCAGGTGCAGTTTTAATTTCAGCGTATAATACAACTGAACTAAAACTTTCAGGTGCAAACTTTTCTAACTGTTTACCTTGAACAGCTATTCGTAGTTTTTCAAAACCTGCATCATCATAATGAGTTTCAGGATGACAAAATAAATAAACATTTAAATCATCTCTTACTTTTTCATTAATAGTATTTAGTAAATCATACTGAGAACCACTTAATTCTCCCCATTTTGCAAAACCGTTACTTGATCGAAATGCAGGACTCATTACATAATCAGTCATTACTCTTGACCAAGTATCTACAACAAAAGTTTTAATTTTAGGATTTTTATGAGCCTCTTTTAATTTAGATATCACTTTATTGACATCTGATGTTTTTTCATAATTGCCCTTGTCCACATTATATAAATCTTTTGCTTTTGCAAACGGTAGTGGTTTTTGATCTGTGTTCACTATCACAGTTTCATCTGGGTTTAAGTTACGCAATGACGTACTTTTACCCTTGCCAGATTTGGCAACGACAAAAATTAATTGTCCCATATATTTTATGTATTTATTGATTAATTTCTCCTCCCATTAGGAGTACTAAAGATACGTAATTTACTGCTTATCAGCAAGTATTTCATGCTTGACATCAATAGCTTTTTTCTTACGTTTTCCCCACAATTCTCCTTGTAAATGAGGGTGCTCTTCTTGTATTAATCTAGATGCTCTTGCAATAGAATCAATGTATCTTATTTCACGTTTTTCCATATCTTTTAGGAACTGTTTTACATTGTTCTGTACATCGTATCCAGATTCTTTTAAGTATTCGTAATAGAGCTGCTCATTTGAATCACGTAGTTTGGGGTTTGAAATCAATTTCAGTTTGACCCATGTCTTTAATTCCACTATCATAATGCACTATTATTACTTTTAAATCAGGCATACATGCATTAATAATCTTTTTCACATATTCCCAATTACCTCCTCCTATACCACAACCTATTAAAGGTAGTCCTATTATTTTATCTTCTATCATATATTTAGTATCTAGTGATACTAATGCTTTGATTAATGCTGAGTATTCAAAATTAGAACCAGGTTCATATTGAGTGTACGCATTGACAATTTCTTGATCACCTATTTTAGCAGTAGTATAATTACCTAATTTATAGATTGAACCATGTACACTTTCATCAACATCTACCTCAAAAGCTTGAGGATAACGATCTTTAATCTGTCGTGCAATACCGTCACCCATTGTATGAAAGCAGTTACAACCGTGTATTAATACATCAATAGTACCTTTTTGAAATTCATCGAGGATATTTCCCCCCATCTCTTTAATTATCATCTTCTTTTTTTTTATCAGTATAACATTTAACCAGATCTTTATGCCAACCTCCCATGAATAGTAAATTTTTCTACAAATTCTTTAACTTTCATTCTTTAAGTTTTAAAAACCTTAATACTGCATTATACATAGCTTCTTTCATACTAGTTCCAAAACCATCTTTACTTTTAGTTGAATCATCACATAAGCAAATTAACCATCTATCATCAATTGATAAATATCCAGGAGCACCTATGTAACAATTACTTGCATTTTCACTAGTAATTTTTTCTATAATAGACATGAGTTGTTCAAAATATAAATCAGGTCTATATGAAGGATTTCCTTCATTGTCAATACGAACTTGAATATTCATATATTTACCTAATTTTAATATTTGATCTATTTCTTCCTTATCCATAATCTTTAAGTTTACTATTTTCCCATATTTTCAAGAAGTCTTTCTGATAACCTCTTAGAAAAATAGGTTTGTTATCAAGAGTACAATAGTTTTCTAAGAAATATCCTATATCATATTTACATTTGAAAAACTCAGATATCTCTTTAGGTAAACTTTGCTCATTATTTTCATACTCTACTTTAAAACTGATCCCATTAATAGTGTAAATAGGAGGATTATCATTTGTCTTCTTAGCAAACGTTTCTATAAAATTCTTACATTCTGATGTACTAACTATAACAGTTATTATATTATTCTTATCCATAATTTATTGCTTATAACCTACTGCTTCATCCATTTTATCAGCAGTTTCTTGACCAAAGAAATCTACTACTAGATCCCAGTTTTCCCCCCATTGGTAATGAATGTCATCTAATACTTTTCTAGACAATTGATTGTTATCAATGTTATCTATTACCCTCGTCATATCCTGTTTATGTAATTTTAACTCTTTGTACCATTTAAGTAGGAATGGTATTTTAGTCAACCATCCCAATAATACACCTACTGTTAACCATATTAATTCTGTCATAATTTTTAAATTTTAAATATTCCATTATCTAGCTTAACTATATCACTCATAATTTAATTTTTGTAATTCCCATGTAAATACTTCATCTGTTTCTTTTTTAGGAAATTTTTCTAAAAATTCAGTAAGATGAGCAGTTGAATAATTTGCTAATCGTTCACCAAATCTAAAACCTGTTAATACTAATTGTAATTGTGAATTATTTAAACGACCATGATACGTACGTAAAAATTCTTTTTCAGAGTCATTTAGCACCATAGGCTTTCCATCGTAAGTCATATATTTTTCTACAAAATAGACAATATCATTCTTACATTTTTCTAACTCTCTTCTTTCATCTTCTCCCATATTTCTTCTTGTGTAGCTAAACGAATATTACCTTCATCATCTGTTTGATAACCAGCTTGACCATATATTATTTCCTCTTTGGTCATTGCTCGTTGGATAGCAATTCTTCTATCTAGAGTAGAAGGATGATATTCGTATAGTTTATCAATTACTATTTTTTTCATAATATTTCCTCTTTTATCAATATCACCCTTACTTTTTCAATTAAGTCTTCTATTGTACCATCATTTTCAATGACATAATCAAATCCATCATAGTCATCAAGTCCTGTTTCAGATGGATGTTCTCCTATTGTCACATGATTATTACAAGGATTAAATCTTTCGTTAAGTTCTTTCCAGGAATTAAATTTTAAATCTGAAGCAATCATTTTACCATCCATCCTTATGTAAGAACCATCTTCTTGTCTATAATACTCTCCACGACTGGCAACATTAATCTTTTCAGGTTCTTGAAATCTATTTACACGAATCATTAATCCGTTACGTTCTTTAACAGATTGCGTTTCATTAATGAACCTTACATCTGTAATAATCCAATTAGGATAAATATCAGCACCTTCTCCTAAAGATTGAATTTCTGTATATTCTGAATGTATTTTTTTATAATCAGTCCAAAAAGAATTGATCCAAATATCAGGATGTAGTCGTTCTCTTCCTGCTTCAGTGCCAAGTCTTTGTAATAAGATTCTAGGAGTCATTATGTCTTTTCCTTTTCTTACATAAAAATCTCCATAACTAGCTTCATCTAATTCATAATTCCACTCAGACCCCAAAGGAGTTTCCTTAAATTCTCTATCCTCTAATTGTTCTCTAGTACAACCAATAAGTAGACATGTAATATCTTTAAGTTTACCTGCCATTTTCTTGATTTCCCAATCTCCTGTTAATTGATTGTATCGAGAATAAGCGTTAGAAGAATACCATTCTTCATAGCTTAATTCATCAGTTTCTCCACAAGATAAATATTGAATAATTGTTCCAACAGTATCTTTTCCTGAATTTATTTTACCTGATATTCCTATTATATTTTTCATACTTCATTTAATTTCAATTTATACTTCTTACCATCTTTAGTATATATTATACCATTGCTACCAATATCTTTAACTACTTTATATATTTCCGTATGAGGTATTCCTAATTCTTTACAGATAGCTTGTCTAGTTAAATGACCTGCTCTTCCATTTAGTTTATATGAGTTCATAATGCTTCAATTTTAATTTCTTTTTCATTAATCATAGTACCATGATCTTTCATTTGATAAGTATAAGTAATACCTACTCGTTTACCATCTCGTACATCTATATAGTATCCTTGATAAGTTGTTTTCATAATTCTATGGTAAATATTTTACAATTAATATAAATAGTCCTACAAAGAGCAGTAAAATAAAAAAACCATTAATTACCCAAGAAATTGTATAAACAGCTGTCCAAAACGACACTGTTTTCTCAAGCCAATTACCATGTCTTTTCCAATGTCTTATCCCATACAATGTTAGTATTAGATTTATAGTTAATAATGTTATCATGATACTCCTATTTGTGTTAATATGCGTGCGAGTTCGGAGCGGTTTTTAGCTACACCATTGAACAGTGTATGCCACCGATCATCCATTCCGCCTTCGTGCTTGGTCTTGATTTCTAATCTACTTTGCGTAAGATCAAGAGTGTAAAGCGTATCGTGGTTGATCATGTTTGATACACGCAATAAGTAAGTGTCCCCACCGTAATCATTTTTACGTTCGTATTCAAACCCAAACCCCTCAATGTCCTCGCGGTCTAGGTGCTTGACTCGTACTTGTTCTTTAAAAATTAAATCTTTAATATTTTTGAGTTCTGTATAACCAGTAAGAATATCTCCTCGTCCTAAGTATTTCACTTTTCTCCACTTACCGTTAGTACATTTAAGTGCACTATCGTATTTTGCATTGTAATAGTATTCAAATCCAAAATGAAATTCTTCTATTGCTGGAGTGTAATATTTATTTTTCTTACTCATAGCTTCTTAAATATTAAAGTAAACATTATTCCATACAGACCTCTACTGGCTACTACGTATGCTACATCCCACATATTGTTACAAAGCATCATTCCAAATCCAGTCCATAGAAATAAGTTTCTACAAAACTTCATTAGATGCCATCCATCAGTAACAAATACAAATATTGTAGTTGATCCTAAGAACTTTGGTTTACGTTGAATGAAATGCTCATCACTATACTTGTTCATCCAACTCACTAAAGGATTCCAAAAATTATCATTTTTTCCTTTAAACCAACTTCTATCATAATGAAATTGCAATTTGTCCATAATACCCTCGGCTATACCAGCCAAGGATATTAGTATTAAACCTGTTACTATCATTTCTTCTTGATTGAGAAATAAATATATCCAATCAATGCTCCCACAAGGATAGTGTGTATAAATATTCCAAAAAATACAGACACTTCAAGTGCTGCTTTTAATCCTCCTGTTGTAACAAATAATACATTCATAATTAGAATGATTATTGTTATTATCCAATTCATGTTACTTTGTTTCATAATTTATTATTTTTATTTTTTACGGATGTTATAATAGGAGCTGCTACCTTCCCTCTTTGTTTTTCAAATTCACCCCAATCAATAGTTAATACTCTGCCATATTTATCAACCATTTTTCCTTCGGAGTTTAAATGGATTCCACCAGGATTTTTTATTCTTCTTTTCATCTTTTAACTTATTAATTTCTATTTCTAATTCACACATTGTATTTTCACAATGCTCTATTCTAGATATTAACCAATCTATCAAATTCCTTTCATACATCTTTTTCCATTTTTTGTAAATTCCAAGTAAACTCCTCTTGAGGTTCTTTTTTAGGAAATTTATCTAATCCTTTGGTAAATGCTTGCAGTGCAGCTTCTCGATGATACATTACCTTCTGGTACTCTAACTGTAAAAGTTTTAATCTATCCCACATACTCATTCCTCGAAACTTTCTGCGTAAATGAAGTTTTACAACTTCACTTTTAAAATCTCTATTTCTTGCTTTATTACTTTTTCTGCATTGCATAATATTCATCTATTTTCTTTAATTCTGTAGGTTTACCTATTTGATTAGCCCCATTGCCAGGTAATTGATAATAACCTCCATACTCACCAATAAATAGAAAACTGGCTAATAAATTCCTATTCCCATCTCTGTTCTTAAGAATACTGCATAGTCGATACCTATCTTTATACTTAGTAATATCATATCCTAGACAATCAGATACTCCATAATAAAATGGACTAGCTAATGCAATAACAGTATTGGCGTCTTCTTGAGTATTACCAGTTTCCTTAGCATCACTTAATTTAGGCATCCAATTTTCACCATTTTGCCTATCCATCTGCTCAGACCCTCTATTAATTTGAGAAACAGGTATTGGGCTAAATCCACACATGTTTCTAAAAAATACTAAATGTCTAGAAGCTATATCAATAGCTTCTTTTTTATTATTAAAATCCTTATAGTTAATAAGACCAACGTGATCAATTACAACTAACGTAATTAAGCTTTCATCGTTAGGTTTATATTCAAGAATATTATCATGAGTGTCTCTAACAATAGTACCTCTTGATTCAGCATATGTGATCAAATCTCTAAATAAAGATTTTGGACTAAGATTAGTTTTGAAATAGATATACTTATCTTGAATTTCTTCCATTTTAGTCTGATAAGTTTTTATTAATGCTTCTACTTCAGGTCTAATCTCATTATTACCAAGACTTTTAATTTCATTAATAGTAGTAAGAATACCATGATCTTTCCAAATCAATGATGCTATGTGTTTAGCCATCATGTCTTCAGGTGGTATCTCTAAACAATAATAAATTATCTCAAGTTTATGAATATAATCAGGATTTTGTTGTAAAAATTCGATAGCTCCAAATACATATGTCGAATTGACAAATGCAGTTTTACCTACTGAAGTTCCAGCAAAAATTAAATCATATCTACCTTGTTGAATATTCATTATTTGATCACTCAACGTAGTAAATCCGTAAAATGGAATACCTGTATTAAGTCCTTTTTTACCTCTTTCAATCTGATGAGATAATCTATTCCAATATTTTATTCTTGCCATAATTTTTAAATTGAATCATTATTCCAATCAACTCCTTCTTCTCCTGACGCACTTATAAACATTGCCCATTGTTCCCACATTGAATTATTGAGAACTGTTTCCATAGCTTGTAAAAATGGTAATTTTCCAGCAACTTTTTGCTTATTTACATACGCTTTAGTAGCAGCAATAGCTTCATTGTGTTGCTCAATACTAGTAACCCTATCCAAATATTTTTTTTCATGTTTTGAATACAATTGTGTGCCAACATTACCTCGTAATATTCTTGACCCTACTTTAATAGGATATTCAATATAGAAGTCATGAAAATTTATGACATCTGTTCGAATATTCAATAGCTTACAAACATTTGAATTACTAAGGATAGTCTGCTTGAAAGTAACTGTATCTTTACCCAGTATATATTTAGTACTAATGAGTTTATTCTTTAAATTGACTGCATATTTACGTGTAAAGATTTCTTCAATAAGAGAATAGTCTTTATAGTACATTAAGTAAAGTAAGGTATATTGATCAGGAGTAATGTTATTTAATTTACATTTACTTAAATCAACTTCTATCTTCATTTTCTTCATATTTTAAATCCCCAGTTTTTAACAAATCTCCAAAAACTGCTAATTGACTAGGTTTCATTTTAGCAATAGCTTTAGATATTTCCATAATACCATCCATTAACTGTCTAGCTGATCTTTCATCAACTCCCCAGATATCATCAATATGTTTATTGCAAGTATTTGTTAACTGTATAGAAAATTGATTACCTGCTGTTTTTAATTTGCTTTTGTAGAAACTAGTTTCTTTAAGATCGTCTAATGTTTCATTTAATACTTGTGCAGCTGTCAATGCAGTAATTGTCATTAATCTAACATCCATTAAATCATCATTCGGAATCTTTATATTTTTCTCCATTCTCTGTTATTTTTTTTTGTAAAACTTGAACATAGTCTCGAAGAGGTTCATATTTTTTATGCTTATCGTGAATCATTTTATTAAATGCAATGATTGACGATTCCTCTATACTAGTTAGTATTCTTTGAAATTTTTCAATAGGTACTACTAAGTAATTACCAGTAATTTCATCTTTATGAATATGATTATCTGCAAGTTCTTGCAATTTAAGTATTGCTAATATGACTATTATTTCTTTTTCATCATACTGCTTAGCATTAAGAGAAGTTCTCATATTTTAATATCATTAATTGTACAATAGTTAATCTTTTTTAGATTAAATCCTTTAAGTGCAGATTTTAACCATTCTTCATCTCTAGTACCTTTAAGATATATGATATATATAAATGCCATTTTATCATCTTCTTTATTCATGGTTCTCATTGCTTGCTGAACTGCAAGATTTTCTCCACTTTTTAACTGATTAAATATAGATACTTTAAGATCATTAATTGTCACACCCATTGAAATCATAGAAACTGTTGCAAGTTTATTAATTATTCCATCTTTAAACTTTGTCAAATTTAATTTATTAGACTTACTATGAAAAGCAGCCTCTCCTAATTGATCAGCTACCTTTTGAAAACCTGTAAAAATTAAACATCTATCTGTTTTATCAATAAGTTTTTGTGCAACTTTAATTTTAGTTTTTGAATTGTAAATAATTTCTTTACGTTTACTCATTAAAAACTTTAACGATGAGTATTTTCTTTGAGTTACAGCTTTTTCATACCTACTATTCCAATAAGAGTAAGCTTGCTTTTCAGTTTGCAGAAACATATTATCTTCAGTACCAGCGATAACATACTTATCTTGATCATCTAATTCACATTCTATGCAGTAGATTCTATAATCTGAAATAATTTTATCTTTAATCGCTTGATCTATACTATATGTATAAATAGGGGCAATTTGTAAAGTATTTTGTAAATGAAATTCAGTAAAATTATCTAAAGTTCCAGTAAGACCTAATATTCTACTACCTTTATTTTGATGTAGTTTCAATTGTCCTAATACCTTAGCATTATACTCATGTATTTCATCAGCTATGATTAAATGGTAAGTATCTTTAATCTTTTTAAGACTATTGCTCCAAACATATTCTACAGTAACTTTAGGATTTAATTTCCATTTAACAATTTCAGTTTTCCAATCTGTAAAAATATCTACTTTAGGTGCAACTATTAAAACTTTGATTTCTTTCTTAATATTGCTGAGCGCATCAATAGTAATTTTACATTTACCTACTCGTGGTGAAACTTCAACAATACCCTTATACCGATTATCTTTAATCGCATTACTTGCTTCTTTTTGTATTTTAGCTCTTTTATCCATAATCTTTTAATATTTGACGTAAATGAGTATTGAGCAAATGTGTAATTGTAGAACTTTTTCTAAATGTTCCTATTTTACATTGATACTCATCTAATAATGATTGATTTTCAGGACTTAATGCTACATGTACAATTACTTTCCTAATAGGTTTGGCTTGATCTTGCATAGGTTTCTTAAACTTATGCGGAAATAATTTACTAACTTCTTTGGTATTATTTATAAAGTCAGAATCATTTCTTAAGTACCACCCATTATTTTTAACTTGTGTCAATGAAGATCGTTCTCTTTTAATAGCAAACGCTATTTCTTTTTCAGTATATCCATATTTATGATATAAAACTCCAATAAGGTAATTTCTAGGATCTAATATTTTTCTTTTTTGACCTTTATCTAACCTTTTCTTTTCTAAATATTCAAGTATTTGCTTTTCTTCTTCCATATTGTTAAACATAAAAAAAGGAACCTGCTAAGTTCCTTTTTAATTATTTTTTCTTTCGTTTTTTATAACGTCCCCATTCTAATACATATTCATAAAGAACAGATATTGTAATTAGTAATATTAGTATTTCAAACATTATACAGAAAATTCAGGTATAATTACAATACTAACAGATTGTTGATTTTTACAAAGTTCAATAATCTTATTGTATTCTTTTCGATTATTACAAACAATACAACCGTAGGACCAATGTCCAATGAGAAATTTAACTAATTTACTAGCATAATTCCAATCTGCAGCGTGAAAATTACAAGCTACGTTTGAAAAATACTCTTTTCCGTATTCTTCTGCTTTTTTATTGTAATTTCCATCACGAGTATTACAAACAGCTTTAATCATTCTTAATGCTTTCATACGCCCAGCATGTAAACCATATTTAAATGAATTGTACATCCATTTATTAGCACATACTATTGCTGCACCTTTACTGTTGTATTTTTTAAATCCTCCAAGTAACGCAGGTGTTCCTGGAACAGTTGTACAAGTAGTAGTCATAATGAGTTTATCACCTTTCATTAAATTAGCAACACATTCAAATTTATTAGCTTCTCGATCTGTTACATTACTTCTAATTGGAGCAATCCAATAATCTTCAGGAATATATTTAAATCCTTCTGCTCGTGAAGCCATTTCAACAATTTGTTCTGCTGTATAATACATAATTTATAATTTTTACTATGCAATATACGACTTAATCTTCAAAATTTGAAGCATTGTTAATGTTTTCAATCATTTCCTCTTTGTAGTTATCAGCCTCATGCTCAATACTTCTAATTAAATCTTCACTAAGTTTTAAGTTTTTTAATTCTGTTCCACAAATAGTAATTGTGTCTACGTTAAACGAAGGAGATTTGTAAGGTGGCATTGATTCATGATAATACTCTTCTACTATTTCATTTTGTAATTTTACATAAGCGTAGACTTTATTATCATTAGGACCACTAATGCAAATTTCTTCATCTTCTCTAGTAATAAAAAATTCATTTGCAGGTTCTAATTCACCACAAAATGGGATTTCTTGTAAATAATAACCAATTAACGGTTTTTTAATTTGATTAAGTTTAGCACAATGTAAAGTAGCCCAGTCCCAATCATTAAATGAATTAATTGGTTTAGTAAGTGCAACTCTACCATTTGTATCTCGTACCATTAGTAATATTACAGTTTTCATAAATATCGTTTTATTTTATTCCAATAATGTACAGTGGCTGACATTTTATAACCATTTGGTCCACCATTCCAGTTTCTTGCAATAGTTTCCCAAGTACTATTAGAATGATGATAGATTCTCCAAATATTAAACATTTGTATAGATTTAATTCGATCAAACCTATCTTCCAAATTATATTGTTTATTCGAATTAGTTTTACTAAGAATATTATTTACTTCTTGAACCATAATTGGTAATAGTTGAAGACAACCTGATGCACCACTAACAGGATTAA